TTGCCGTCGACGATGACTTTCCACTCTACCTTCCAGTTGTTGGCCATATTCTTCACTCAAATAGAGAAACGACTTGGCGTGATTGGCCGGAGTCTTCTGGTGGTAAATCTGGCAAACGAACAGTCGTTCCGAGGGGAATGATCACACCTAAGGCCGCGAGATCAGTATTCAACGTCAAGGTTTTCTCAAAAAGTAGGCGTCCACGCACACCGTAAGCACGCCATAATAGCAGGTCGAGGGTAATACCTTCGCCTTTAACGGTAATCGTTTGCATGACCGTATCCTTAGAAAACACCGAACAGCGAGAGCAGGCCCGTAATTATCTGCTGACCGGAGCCAGTATCAGGCTGAACCTTCGTCATTACTATTGTGTGCTTGACAACAAAGCCGATGCCGTCGCGCGTCAAATGCGTGTGGCTTTCAGAAATGCGCGTGATGGCAAACCATCCTAGCCGCGTACCATCACCCCGTTGCAACGGAAATCTAGTGCCGCTTCGTCGCATCCCGTGGGCTATTTCCAGCTCATCCAATCCCCCGATTTTAGTCGGTAAAAGCTGACCAGAAAGCGTTATCTCGTCATCGCCTTCCCCTGTAAATTCTTTACTGGGAAACGCGCCCAGCAAGGGCTTTGACGCTATATCGGCAGATGAGGACCGCTGCATTTCATCGATACTGAATGGTCGCGTGTCGATTTCCAACGTTCCGAGCATATACAGCATTAGGTCACCCCGTATTCGATATCTGCATGAATCCCGTCGGATTCCATGCTGAAACGCCGTTCGAGCTCTGCAATAGCTTTCTGGATCAAAGATTCTTCACTCATGCCGGGTGCCGCATGAACATGCAGTTCACCGACTGACAGGCCTGCACTGTTGCCTGGTGTGCGAGCGCTGCCACCGTTTGGAATGATAGTGCCTGTGCGATTTGCGGTGAAAAGCTCAGGGCCTTTTTCCCCGACTAAGTAAGTTCTGCCACCCACGACAGGCCCGCCGGCCGCTCTTGCCCCGTCAAGTTTAGGAATCCCCTGCGCCCAAGTCGGCAGATTTGGATTTGAAGGTGCGCCACCTCCGCCTCTTCCGATATTTTGCATGGCTTCGCTGCCCGTGAAGCTATCGAAAGCCTGCTTAAGCTTTATAGCGCCGTCGTAAGCAGATTTGAAAAGTCCCACTATTCTCTCGATCCCTGATGCCACAGCGTTGACTCCTCCGGCAACTGATCCGCCGATTGCCTCACCCCACGAACGCCATTCACCTGTTGAAGCCTGCAAGGGTCCGACCAATCCAGCAATGCTATCCCAGAGCCGTTTGGCCAGATCAACAATCGGCTGTAAAACTGGCTGGACTGGAGCAAGACCGGACATGAATCCTTCGCCCACTCCAACCAGCAGTTCCTTTATGCCCTGCCAGTTGTTGTAAATCCACGTGCCGGCCATAGCTATCCCGACAACGATAGCACCAATGCCGCTACCGATGAGTGCAAGTTTAAGCGCACGAAAGGCGAAGGAAACGAGACGAAGCGGATTGAGAATCCCGATCAAAGAACGCCCCATGAGAGCGAGTGCGGAACCATTTCCGGCGATACATGCAGCTGCAGCGTAACCAATCATAGCAGTGCGAAGCGCCCTCAGAGATGCTGTCACCGGCATGAATATGAATGCCAGCCCCCCGAGCAAAACCCGCAGAGATCTGAGCGCCACGATACCCGCCGTGATCGCCCCGCCTTTCATCCAAAGAAGGCTGAATTGCGCAGCGATTGCTGCAACTCGCAGCGCGATAAGTGCTGCTGATGTTGCAACAACAGCGCGGGTCAGTGCTGGATGAGCTTCAGCGAATTCCGACATCCGATTGATGATAGGAACGATGACATCACTTATGTCGTTGAGTGCTGGCAAGAGAGCCGTACCGATAGCAATGCTGATGTTCTCTAAGGCAATGCTAAAACGCTTTCCTGCATTTGCGCTCGTTTTAAGTCGTCGATCATAGTCTTCTTGAACGACACCTTGTGCCTTCATAGACTCTTCGCGAATGCGACGATATTCCTGCATATTCTGAATGAGAGGGCGCAAACCCTGCTGCACCTGCGCATCCTGGAAGAGATCCCCGAGTTTACCGAGGTCTCCCTTCAAGGTGCGATTGGTAATTTCAGCGATTGCCTCGATCGGAGTCAGGCCTTTTTCAGCAGCCTTTTTCATTTCCTTTTCGAGATTAACGCCCATCTTGGCAAAAGATTTGCGCGTCAATGGTGCATTGATCTTCTGAAGTACGTTCGAAAGATTGGTCGCAGCAGACGCACTATCGCCAGTTCCTTTCCGAACAATCTGCAACGCCGCCGAAAGATCGGCTACTGCTGGAACGCCTTTCTGTCCGAGTGCCTGATAGCCCGCGCCAAGCGAAGGAAAATACTTGGCCATATCCTTCAATTCGAACGCGCCGGCCTTACCAGCCTGAGCCATGGCATCAAGCGCCCTACCAAATTCGTTGGCTGGAACCTTAAGGTTGTCGAGTGCTGCATAACCTGCCTGCGAAAGGTCGGCAATTTCAGCGTTGTAAGCAGTTGCTGCTCGCCCAATATCAGGAAGCAAACCGAGTGCATCCTGTCGGCTTGCACCCATTCCTGCAAGGATATCCATACCGTCAGCCATCGCTGCAGCTGACTGCTGAGTGTCCCTTGCCACCTGCCTAACTTCCTTACCAAGCTGAGGCAGAGCAGAAATAGGCGCTTCGATTTTCTGGGCTATATCTTCCAGCTTGGTTTCAAATGCGGCTGCAGCTTCTGTTGGGGCTTTCAGGGCTCGATAGAGTCCATATCCGACAGCGGCAGCTTCGGCCATTCTTACGCGCATCTCATCCAGGCGCCGCGAATTGTTGGCCTGCAGGGTTTGAAGGCGTGACATCGCGCCTTCAATGGCCCGCGATGGGCGAGAAAAATGATCAAGCAACTCGATCACGAGTGACGATGTAACTACACCCATTGCGGCACCATCTTCTTATTTTTGTGGATTTTCAGATCGCACGACGCGTGCAAGACTGCTGGAGTAATCGAGCAGCTTGTCCACTTCCCATTCTTCGATCTGATCGATCGGAGTATGCAAATGGCGGGCTACAGCCGTCAGGACGTCTCGCCAAGCGACGGTTTTCTCTCCGTGTCGATCTTGGCGTTCGCTGACTTTCCCATAAGCGGGGTAACCTTCTCGCCAACGGTTTCCAGATCCTCAATGTCGAGGTCTTCGATCACCTCAACATCGACGCCTGCGAGTGCTGCAAAAACAAGAAAGCCGGCTTTCGCCTTGTTTTCTTCCCCCTCAGCAACAAGGGTGTCTTTCGCCTTCATGCGGCGAAAGGTGAGTTCAGTGATTTCTTGTCCCTCGTGATGAATTGGATATTCCAAGGAGACAGTTACGGTTGTAACTTTGGTCATGACTAATCCTGTCTATATGACGGCGAATTTCACGCGCCGAGAGCGCGACGAACGTCAGCGAAGTGATCTGTTCCTCCGGTGCGCAAAACACGCTCCCAGAAGTCGACATAGAAAAGCTCTTCGCCATTGAGGTGGAATTCGTAGTGGGTGACTTCCTTGAATGCGTGATTGCAGCCAACGAAGTCTTCGGGGCTTCCTTCATCAGGCGTCCATTCAACGATGGCACCTTCGATGATTGCGCGGGATGGAACCGTTTTGCCGGTCTTTTTGTCTTTAACCGCCCCAGCGAAAACCCACCGGCTTACTTGCCCCAGGTCACGAAAAACGTCGGTGTCGAAACCTTTGATTTCCATAGCCGGTTCAGGTGCTTCGATCCGAGGGATAGCGAAATCCGCACTCATAATGCCGCCACCCGGATTGTGGTTAGCAGTGAAGAATTTGAGTGGGGGAATGGTGAGTTTTGAAATGGTATTGGCACGCGATGTGCCGGCTTCCTCGGCGCGGCGTGCGTCAACAGCCACCATCATATAAAGGGTCTGCATGATCGTACCTTTCAGGAATTGCAGGTTTAGTTGTCAGGCGGTGGCGTTCAGGCGTGCGATGATTTCCGCGACGAGGCCCTCGACAGCAGGGCGATAGCGGCGCACTTCATGGTTCGCCACCTTGAATGCAGGTGCCGGCTCGATCCCAATGTTGACAGTTAGATGGCCGAGACGAATTTGCTCTGGGCTGTTTTTGTCCGCCACGAATTTGACCTCAAATCCCAGAATGTCGTCATCGACTTTGTGGTCCCGCAACATGAACTGTTGAGAAAGCAGCCATGCTTCCGCAGTATCTGCCGTAATTTTGGGGCCTAGGAATTGGCGCGTAATCTGAGCTAGCTTTACAGTCAGATAATCTGCACCGCGCACCTGGTGGATTTGCTTCCATAGCTCGCCGGTGTCGGCATTGTCGGTGCCAATGAAAACGAAACCGCCATCAGCAATTGCGCCGTCAACGCCGGTTTCACCACGCGCCACAATCGAAACATTCCCCTCAAGCATTTGCTGGCCCTCGGTTGAGCCGTCGAAGAGAGAAAAGCTGATGTTACGAGAGAGGCCCGCCAGCCCTTGAATAGGCCGGTTGGCGATTGGGTCGAATGGTTTACCACCGTGTTGATTATCGACGGAAGCGAACAGTCCTGCAATGCGTGGCCCCATCGGACGCGTTACAATATTAGTGCCCTCAAAAACCCGTGCGGCCACGCCAATTGGCATAAGACGCTGCGAATTCATCGTTTCTCGTGCTGCTATTGCAAGCGCAGATGAGGTGTCATCAACATCGACAGGCGCAATCGCCAGCAGACGTTCGCAAGCAGCAGGAAGCGCGGCAACGACAGGGTTCACGGTATCAGCGTCTGGACGCCATGCCGTTCGTCCGGCCCATACAATTCGAGGCGTTGAGTTCGTAGCAGAGGGGATTTCCGAAACGCTGCCCAGGCATTCTGCAATGGCAGCCGAGGTTGCTGCAACGTCAGCACCCTCCTTGATACGGAAGATGGTTACGTCAGCGCCAGCATTTAACCCGGTCAGCTGCGCATTAATACCTTTCACGGCATCAGCGAGATAGCCGGTGCCAAGCGCTTCAATTGCGTCACCGTTGCTTGTGGAAATGCGGATCGGCGTATCTACAGGGTATTCCGCAGCCGACGCATCGTCCGATGTCTCAATGAGCAGGATCTTTGAAAAATCTGCGCCGAGGACTGGTAACGGCTCGTCAGTAGGTCGAGTGAAAGTCATGCCGAAAGTCGGTGTCGACATCGGGTTCGCTCCTTTAAAATTTGGAAATTGCCTCGCCACAGGCGGATTTTCGGCAGACAAAAGCCCGGCGCGTTGGCCGGGCTTGGAGACAAAAATGCCGCCCGAGGGCGGCACTTTAGTTTTGTGATGTTGCGAGGCAAGTCGTTCAAACGAACGGAATGCGCCCCCAACGTTTCTTCGTTGAAACGTTAGTCCAGACGCCCCATATCCCTACAAGAGAACGTTTGAATGGGCGTTTTATTTCCCTTAGAACTCGTTTTCTCACAGATAAACGTTGATGGGCGTTACGACGGTCCTTATTCAAAGTACTCGCTAGGCCTGCCTGTCGGCACAGGGCGGGTGTGCATTGATAAATAACGAGCTCATTAAAAACTCCATGCTCCGCGCTGAAAATAAACTGATCGATCGGAGCCCACGCTTTGTCCATTTGCGCCAATAGCCTTGCGGCCGCATCTTTTGAAACGATGTAACCAGCAGACATTATGTGTGTAGAACGGAGGCGAGCAACACTATACCGCGTATCTGCGATCTGAACTGTCGCGTCGATTAGAACTTTCTTCCCGTTGGTTTCAATTTTCACCAAATCTGAATCGCTCGGCATCGAATGGAATTCTTTGATGAGATCTGCCGCATCTTGCGTAAACTCGATGTCGTCCTCTACGACCATTGCATATTGGTCTGACGAGCTGGCAATCTCTTCAAAACAACGTCGATGGCTGAGAAAGCAACCGACTTCAGAAGGTGTTAATTGCGCTTTCCAACGGTCATTATTTGTTACAAGCTCTCGAAGTTCGGAAGGGGTGAAAGAGCGACCATCGACAGCAGGTACACGAACATATTCCAAACCTATTCTGCTTAACTGCGCAGCCATGTACGCAAGCCTGTCTGTAGATCTGTCTAAATTGATGAGATAGCACTTCATATAAGCCCCTTTAGTGCCGAACACATAAGGGGCTTACCAGATGCAGTCAATCAGGTGAAAGCAGCTGCAGTTCCCCATAATTGATCGATATCTTCCGGAGAAAACCCAATTTCAGGCGTGCCACCGATGCGGTCAAACAATGGGTCAGTTCGACTGTAATTTTCTACATGTTCCAGCTTACTTTGACTTATTGTTTTTTCTGGCTCTGGCATCGCCGCGATTGCAGCGTCAATCTTCTCACGAAGTCCCGGCACCAAGCTGATCGCGGCATGCACTCTCCACCGTGCAAGAGTGGGCATCATAGCGCGCGCTTCCTCGATAGTAGGCGCTGGAGGAGGAACAAATGGCGCTATGGAACCGTGGGCCCCGTCTTGAAACTCCTGCCACAGCTTGATGCCGTATGAAGTATCCGTACGATGCCCGACAGAAAACGGCATTTTTCCTAGGCCTTCGACTGTTACGTCACACGTAATAGAAAAATGATCAGCGTCGTGCCAACGAGCGTTTTCTACTTTGGTGATTACAATATCGCCGTCCATTTAAATCACCTTTGCACATAAAATGAGGTGGCCATAATTTCCCTGCGGAAATGGGTTAACTCCGCAAAAGCCTAACATTCGCCATGTGCCATCAGCAGCGTAGGTGCTCTGCACGGTCACACGGTCATAGTTAGAACCTCCGGCAGCAAGCCCCCCGTATCGCAGGTCGGCTCCCGCAATGAGATCGTTTGGATTGATTTGATTGCCGGGACGGCACCACATGAGGCTAACGCGACCAGCAAAACTAAGTTCTCGTACCTGCGATAAAGCATGAGCGTAAGCACGATCCTCAATGCGGTTTAGAATGCCATTAATATCCCACCCACCGACGTTGCCCGCACCGTTGGCATAGTTGACGTTGAAGTTGGCGGGGTTGTAGGCATACATATTTGTGCCGTCGACTCCACCCAGAACCCAAGACGGCATGCCTGATTGGCCGCTCCATATGATGTTTAGAGCGCCTCCGTCAGACCTACGCGGAAAGGCCCTAGCACCGAGCTGCGTGCTTCCTGCCGCCAACCAACTGAGCAGGTTGTTGCTGGCGCCGAATGCAGAGCCCCAAACGTTACCATTTGTTTCCAGAACAGCGGAGCCCGCTTGAAGGTTATTCGGCGAGCTGAACTTACCGTCGATGCCGAAGTTGAATGATTTAGTATTCGCCCCCGCGACGTCATCGACAGCAATATTGAACCCCGGTGTCGCGTCCGCATTGGCCCAAATGGCGGCCGCGCGGGTGCCGTCGGCCCGAAGAAAACGAATAACCTTATTTTCGGACCTTTTAATTTCGATATTGCCGGCCATAGTGCCGCCCGCTAGCGGCAGGTAATTCATCGGAGGCAATTGGGCGGTTGGCACTTTACCGCTGCCATCGAGTGACGCCACGCCGTCGGCCTTGCCCTTGTCGACAGTACCGAGGGCATCAAGGTTCGAACGTCCCTGCGCCTTTTGTGCGAGTGTGAAGGACTGGGCGTCGTCGACCCTGACGCGAAGCCCGAGCGCCTTGCCAACCGTTGTCGCGAATTGAGGATCATTGCCGAGCGCGTCGGCCAATTCCTTGAGCGTGTCGAGTGCCGCACCCGAACCGTTGACCAAATCGCTTATAGCTTGCTGAATAGCGGCGGCAACTTCAGTCGCCGTCATTCCATCCGTAATGCCATATCCGCCAAGTGTCGTCGGCTTTTCAAGCAAGTCCGCGAATTTATGCTTATGCGTGGAAAGCGCTGTTTCAGTCGACTTAAGCTTGGCATCTATCGCGATAAGAGAGGTGGCAATCTTTGCGACCTCCTCCATCTGGTTGCCTCTGGGTGACGGCAAAGGCCAATCGAAATTTGCCGTGTTAGCCATCTATCACACCTTTGAAAGTAGCATGCGAACGGCCGAGATTTCCGGTCGCGCCGCTGGCGTGCCGGTAATCGTTATCAGCGTTCGCGCATCGAGGTTTGCCGCCGGATAGGCGGAGCGGATAAAAGTTTGCTCGACGAGGCCGTCGCCGAGTTGCGTGGCGCTGGAAACCGCAACGTTCGGGTAATCACCCGGCATTCCGATTTGAACCGCTGCTGACGATCCCGCAGGCAAGCGCGCATCCAGTGTGACCAGAACGCGGTTGGTATCTGCGGCGTCGATTGCGCGCGTCGCATAATTCGCGGTCGTCTGTATCTCGCCCTCGATAATCTGAATATCGGGGAACAAGAAAGGCGTAACGCGTTCAGTGCCACGCAAAATCGCCTCGACCTGAATATCCTCATTTTGGATATACTCGTCGAACCGGATCGTTTGCGATGGTGCCGACGTGATCGTTTCACCGCTTGGACGACGAAGCCTGATCGACACGTCGACCGAAGGGTCTGGATATTCGACACCGGCCCGAATGATCACGTCCGACATTTTATTCGCTTTGAAAGTGCCGATAGGGATAACCCGCTCAACAGGATCAAAGCGACAGCCGATCATTTCAAACCAAAGGTCCGCTTCGTTGTGAACCGTCCATGTCGAAGCGTTCGACGAGGACAGAAGCACGCCAACGGTAAACGGCTGCTCGGAAATAACCGCCTGCGTGTCGATATCGATCTTGCCGATCTCGGCTATGAACAAGGAATGCTCGCCGTCGTCTGTCAGAGCAACGAATGCAAATTCCCGACCGCCTTGCAGGAAGACGGGGAAGTTGAAACGCGCCGTAAAGACTTCGCCTTCCACCAAGTCAGTGCCGGGGACAAACGCTTCGGCCAGAACCGTTTGCGTTGGCATTCCGACTTCGACCGTCCGAAGCTGCACCGCAATCGAATTGCTTCGAGAGCCTACCTTTGCGCACATCAATCGGATGCCCGACAAGCACCACGATTGTGCCAGCGTGAACGTCTGTGCAAGCGGATCGTGACCGCCGCCGCCGTCGCTTCCTTCTCTGCGAACAATAGGCGTCGCATTGTTCGCAGCAACATTCGTTACGTTGGTGACGTTCGTCACATTGTTAATAACGGTGTTGTTAACGACCGGCTGCGGCATCGTTTCGGTCGTCGTTTCAAGCGACGACGTCAAACGATATTCCTCGACCGTAATCGAGCCGCGTCCGACATAGGTGCAACCCGCTTCCGTTCCGGCAGAACCTTGGAAGTAAATCGACTTTGATCCTGCCGGAATATTCGCCGGAGTGGTGAAGCGGCCTGTTATGACGCCGTCTTCATCCGCAGGGCCAGACACCGTCGGAGTGACTTCAACACCATCGAACTCGACAACCACCAAGTTTTCATTCTCGATGAAACCTTCAAGACGAAAGTTTACGTCGCGCTGGCGGATGAATTCAGCATTGACGACGCGCTCGCTGACTTTTTCGACCCGTTGTTCAAGCGAGATACCGCTGATGAACTCACCTTCACCCGCTTCAAAAGCCTGCGTTTCCGGTGAAGTCCAAACGGTTTGTTTGTCGGTCCAAACGTCCGTTGACGGCTCAACGCTTGCCCGGCCAGGCATCGGCGTAAACGTCTGATATGGATTGATCTTCATTGCCTTGCTCCGCCTTGGCTGGCGAATGACGGCAACTTCGGAAAATTCCAGATGTCTAATACCGACAAAGGCGGGGAACTCATGCAGGCGGGCATAGATCGGCAATGTCATTTTGCCACCGAATACCGCAGCCGTCTGCGCGATACCCTGATCGCGCATCGCATCATTGCGAAGCGGATCAACGAAAAGGCCACGTTTCGCACCCACGTCACGAGCAGACACGTCATTCTTAAGACGCTCCTGCGCGACGAGGTCGTAAACATCGAGTAGCATTGTGCGTATGTCCTGAATTTCGTCATACGGCACGTTGCGAACGCCGGTGTTTTCGACGAATGGCTTCTGCCCCCAATCGTTCGATACACGGGCAAGCTCGATCATGCTGTCCGATATAATCGGCGGACGCGGGCGCGACACGGCAGACGTGCCGGTCACATAGACCATTGCGCCGGTCGTATCCATGCAAACGGCATCGATGCGCGGGAGCTTGTAAGCGTAGTCAATCAGAACATTGGTATCCTTGGCGGCTCCGGTCACTTTGACCGTGTCGCGCGTGACCTCGTCGGGCTGGATATTTTCGTTGTACCGATACTTGACCGTATAGGTCGAACCGGGAGCGGGTTCCGCTCCTGAGGGCGACCAGTCGATTTGCCCCTGAGAAAGCAACCAGCTTGCAGGCGACTTGTAAACGTTATCGCCCTGCTTGATTTCGAGGATAGCAGTCACAGAAGGGTGAGCGAGCGGATCAACAGCGCCTGAGAATGGACCGTGTAGGACGCTTTCAGTGACTTCCTTTTCAACGGTGACACGCCGAACCTTATCGATTGGCGCTTTCGATACCTTGAAAGTCTGTGTTCCGCCGGTCGCCCCGGTAAACGGATGCGGTTCCGCATCAACATTGCGCAGGTCCGGCTTTTCGTCGACCTCGAAAGGCAAGGACTGGCGGCGGCTGATACGTCGACCGTTAACGTAAGCCGTACCTTCTGAAACCGAAAACCCCTGTTTCCCGTTTGCCTTCGGCCCGAGTGCCGTAATCAGAAATCCATCAAAGACGAATGAGCCGTTGCTCTCGCGCGAATAGCCTTCAATCGCTTTGTAGATTTCCGAGAAATCAACATTCGTCGACGTAGTGAGAATAACCCCGTCGCGCACCTGATAGACGGAAACGAGCGGCTTGGGATCGCCGTCCTGTGAGTGACCCCACAGCACCGTGATCTCGACCCGGCTCGGGCCTTCTTCCATGTAAGCTTCTGTGCCGGGGATAGAACCTTTCAATTCGACGTCGACAACGTCAGTTATCAGGACTTCCGTGCTCCGGACGCCGATTGTCAGGTCGCCTTTGTTTGGAAGAACAAAAGTCGCATCCGGTACGTCGTGGACAATGCCTTCGATATAGATCGGGCAGGCTGGCAAGCGCACCCGGATATGGTCGTCGTCTACGCTCTCGACGACGGGGTCTTGTCCGTCCATCACACGACCATCTTGCAGGATATAATCAAAGCCCCTGCGCATATGGTCGATGTTCATCGACTGCATTTCGTTCAAGTCAGCGGATTGAAGATAGATACCCTTCTTATCCCTGCCTACGTCCTGAAATGCTATCGCATGACGGCGGAGCGCGCGATCGAACCTGTCGCCATACCCGGCGCGTTTAATGATGCTGCTCATTGTTGGATTCGCCCTAATTTAAGTTTCAACTTGCTAAGCAACCGAAAGATGTGCTGAAGGGCCGATGTAGCGAGCCGATCATTCAATTCAGGAGAAACGACAGAATGACTTCACAGGAACTCATCCTCGCGGAAATGCTAGCTCTACGTTGTTCAATTGCTGCGTTAGCTCGCGAACTTCTTCTCAGGCAGGGGTCCGAGGCTTTCCACCACGCTCAAGCTCAAGCCGAGAGGTTCGCCGCTAGTGCTGCTCACAGCGGAGGAAGTTTCGACGCCAGCGTCAAAGACAGGGCAGTACGAGTCGTGTCCGACATCTTTACACAAGCAGACGGCGCTTGACTTTAAGGCCGATGCCAATTCAGCAAGGGTGTCGAGAGGCATCGGCTTCGTTTCTATAGCGGTTCTCATGGCACCTCACATTGTCATGATGAAAGTAAAAGTCTGTCCGATTGAGCCGTCGCGAACGATTGGCGAAAACCGATCGACCTCGATCATTTTGCCAATATCGACCACGTCGACGACAGGGATGAACATTTTTCCGCCCGGGACGCCTTCGGCCAGCTTGGTTCCGACATAAATGCCGGTTTCCCGGAGCGTGTTGTTGTTGGCGTCGTCCAGATCAAGCTGAAAGCGGAGGAACACAAAGCCGGTTGGCTCTGCGCTCTGCGAATATTTTGCGCCGTCCGCCATGACAATGTCGCCGTCCGGGTTTGGCACCACGAAATACTTGTCTCGCGTCCGCGTGACACCGACCGGGCTTTCGAGTTTGGAAAGGACCGACCATGCGGCATCTTGTGCGGCTTGTTCTTCTGGCGTTGAAGGTCGGGGCTGGTCGTCCCATGCTGGCAGACCTTCACCGACCGCGAGAAAGAGCGTCATATCGTAAAGCGCTTTCGCCAATGCGACGCGCCCGTCTTGGGTAAAGACAGCCATTATTCTGATCCTGTTTGGACACGTGGCACCGGAGCGCCGAAAGATTGATGAACAAACGGCGCATTTTGAAATGCGACCGTTGCGGGGTTGCGATAATCGACGCGAACCGCAGCCAATGAGGCGAAACGCGCTGAAAGCTGATTGATCGGGATGCCGGATCGAACGGTCCGAACCATTTCGACATTCTGAATAGCGTTGACTTCGACACGCCCGCCGGTGGGAACAACGACTTGTTTGCGATGATTGACGCGAATTGAAACGACAGGCCCGCCGGGTTCCTTTCGGGTGCCGGACCAAGTGTTGAGGCCCGCGTCACCGTTGAGCCGATGCTCATTAAGACGAAACGCTCGCACGTCCCAACCGGCGGTCATTCTTGCAAACTCTGACCGCAGCGGCTTGGACGACATGACCAGGCGCGTCATAGGCCGGAGAAACTGCGTATTGCTCGGCTCAAACGGCAGATGGATTTGAAACCACCACCATTTGCGAGCAGTTGCAGAAAACTCCTCGATGTCCCCGTCGTGATTAATCCACTGCAATGCCTTGTGGACTGCTGCCGGTGTTCCGATCAAACGCTGCCACTGAATACCTTCCTTCAATACCAAGCGAAGGTCGGGCAGATAATCAGCAATTTCATTCAGTCCATATTCCGCGACCAAATAGGGGACGACGGAATCCGGAGGGTTAAATTTGAATCCCCGAAGCGCTTCCACGCCTTTTAAAAGGACGGGCAAATTATCCAGAGATTCAGATAGTACCCGCTCCAGTGGGGTCGGCGCAGCATCGTCGCCGAGGAGATGCTGCCGATCCATCAATAATCCCGTCCTCTATAATTGAGTTTTATACTGCCGAGGGAAATAGCCTCGCTTGGCAGCGCAATTTCAGATTGGCTTGGCGATAGAACTTTCACGCGTTTGATACCGGACACGTGAAGACGCGATTCTATCCATGAGGGCTCAAGGTCAAAGCCGATTTCAGACTCGTTCACCCATGCTTGACGTAATATCTCTGGCAGAACGTCGAGAATGCCGAAAGCAGCGCCAGGCAACAGCCAAACATCCGCTTCAATATCGGTTCCGGAGGCAGCCGCAGGGTCGATTATGAGAGTGTCATTCAGCAGACGGACTCTTTCTGACATTACCTCAGATGTGACCGCATCAAGCATAGCCTGATCAGGAATCCCATCGTTAGCCTGTGACAAAACAGTTATGTGAATGATGGGCCAGAACTCTTCTCGATATGCCTTAGCACTGCGGATTCTCACGTCGGCACGTCGAGCAGCAGCCTCATACCAATAAGAACTTCCGCCGGGAGACCGGCCCTTTATCTCAATAACAATTCGGGATCTGAAAGCTTCATCTTTTTCCCCCGCAAGCCTGTAGACGTCATAAAATGCAGCCAGGTGATCAAGATCGCTTCCCAAAGCGAATGCAAGCAAGTTGGCCTTTGCAGCATCGTTAATCGCACTACGCAAATCGGACTCGCGATATGAATCTGCAAGATGAACGGTTTTCAGAATATCTGTTTCCAGATGTCCGACATCATAATCAATACCCGCAGCCACAAGGCGCTGGCGCAGATCATCCATGCGTTCAGCTAAAATCGTTTCGAAATAGAACGTCTTAATGACTTCGGGAGGGGGCAAACTGGAAAAATCGAAAGCGACTGTGGTCATAACGGTTTCACCACTACCCTTCCTGAAGATATTGAAAGGCCAAACGAAACGACACGTTCAACGGTCATATCGCCAAGATGGCCACGCGGTCTAAAGTCGGCGAGGATTTGGAAACCTGCGCGCCCCATTCTGATTTGATCGACGCTGCCAGTCACAATCACACGCCGGACCTGAAACCGAGGCTCCCAAAGGTCTATTGCGGTTGCAATGAGAGACTGAAAAGCAGCAAAAAGGCTCGGCGTCATTTTGCGCCCGAGCAATTCGACAATGCCGGCGCCAAATTCGCGACGCATAATAAGTGAGCCAATGCGCCTCATGAGAGCCACTTCAACACCCTGATATGCAGAATCCAAATTGCTGATCGGCAGTCCCGTGTGACGGCTAATCCCTACCATCGCCGCTACCTTCGGGCGCAACGCTACGCTGCCTCGTCACGTAAGGTTCAATTCGTCCGTGATCTAGATCATATCGAGCTTCAGCCTCTGACAGCATGACCTTACGGTTTGACGGCACGCGCGCGCCGTTAACCCATTCAACGTCCTGACGGACGCGATAGGATTTAGTCGTCATTTTTCTGTCCTTCAGTTTGATGGCACGTTGGTGTTGGCTCGGCCAGGCTCAACGCCACCATGGATGTGCGTGTCGCCAATATTAGAATCATTGTGCTTAACGTGGCCGTTTTTGAAATCGGCATTTCCATTGACGATCAGATCACCATCAATCGATACGACACCATCTTTGATGGTTATAGCCACACCAAATGCTTTGAAAATATTAGCAAGCAAGTCGGTGCTCGGTGGCTGGTTACTGTCAGAAAAACCGCCTCGAATTAGCAATCCCTGCCGTGGGTCGCCATTGGGGTTAACCATCCCAACTATCTGCCCTACAGAAAGAGGCATCCAAGTACTCGAATTGCCGCCGGACTCGGGGTGGGGATACCATGGCGACAGAAATGGCTGGCCATTTTCGTCTTCACCAAATTTGATGCGGTATCCTTTTTGTGCATCAACCGCTGCAACGGGGCCGACTTTGAGCGACTTTCCGAAAGCGTTTTTCAGCATTTCGATGTCGATTTTCATGCCGATTACATCACGAAGCATCATGGCACCTTTTGCGGTGGTGAAATTCCCTCAAAATCGATGGTGCTGCCAGTCCAATTTGGCGTGTCGCGGTTTGCATCCGAGGCTAATGGACCCAAGCCGAGCGCGAGAAGTTCGTGAGCGGTCATTCCGTGCATCTGCTGCAGTCGTTCCCATGGTTCTCGATTCCCGGTTACTATCGCTTTCAGAAAGTTTGCCTTCTTTTTGAGGCTCTCGTCCTCACTTGCAAGCGCAAGGGCGATAAAGCGGGCGAATGGTGCGTCGGGGTCCAGTGGGCATTTGGGGTCCGGGTCATCGATCAGGTCAACGATGATTTTAGTCTGATGCGCTGCAAGCCGCACGCCTTCGGCAATGTTCCCGACACGGCTTCGTTCCGTTGATACGGTGCGGTAGATAAAGCTGAGAAACAGCTGGCCCCAGGCATTGTCAGGGTCGGTCAGTGACTCCGCGATTTCCCGCGAAATCAGATCAAGAGTGAACTCGAAATTCCCGTCAGTGTCGGGGATGCCCATTGCTGGCAGGTCGGCTTCGGCCGTCTTAGGATTCATAACGACCATCTTGGCCGTCACACCCGTTTCAAACAGGATTTCGGTTCGCCCATTCAGCAATAGAGCCCGCAGTTCATTGTCACCCGTCTGAGCCTTGCCAGCATCGGTGTAGATAGCGATGAAGTAGTCTGAAGCTGTAATCCCGATCTTCCCAGCGCTATCGCTGTCGATAATGCCGATTTCGCTGTCCAGCACGTTGTTCAACGCGCGGGTTCGGCCCTTGAGTGCTTCAACGGCAGAAGCGCGCAATGCGATGCGGGCAAGGCTCATAATCAGACATTCCTTGTAATTCCCGCTGAGACCTCGCCCAGAATAGCGTAAAGGCGACGGTGCGAGCGGGGGTCCACAAACTGCACCTCGAACATTGGCTGGCCCTTGCGGGCAAGCGCCGTAACGCGAAAGCCATTGGAGAGTTCAAGCTCCGGATAGGCGGTGCGGTCAATTGCCAAAGTCGCTTTGCCAGCGGCAAGCTTGATATTCCAGTCAGCGTTGTTCCCGCCATCAGGCTGGAATGCATCGCGACCGGCCGTCCTCAACACCGCCTTAATATCGACTGGCTCACGACCTGCAACCTTGCGCCCATTTTCGAGGCAGAAGATGCGCACCGGTTCGGCGAACTCTGAATCCACCTCTTCGTAAAGTGCATCACGATGTTCATCGAAGGGCGATGGGCTCATTTCGACTTGCTACCTTCGCCTTCCATTTTCAGCGATTCCTGCTGCTGAACGGGCGGCTTCGTTGCTTGGGCGAGTTGCTTAGTGAGTGTTGCAACGTTTTTGCGTTCTACCTCCAGCTCATTGACCAGCTTGTCGAGCTCATCAGCATGAGCCGTACCTGCATCCTTCAGATCTGTCTGAAGAGAGCCGACCTCACCGGAAAGCTTGACCTTGTCTGATTCCAGTGCCGATATCTTGTTGCTGGCGTCACCCAGATCGGCAGTCAGTTTGTTGTTCTCGGAGGTCAGAAGGGCGATTTTCTCGTTGAGTGTTTCCAACGCTGCTGCATCCGCACGCGCGGCGTCGATAGCCTCTGAGGCTGATGCGGCGGCAGCCTTCTTTTGCTTCTCTGCCTCTGCATAATCGTAGGCGATCCGGTCGGAAATCAGATGGTCTCCATAAACCTTGGGTACTGAGATCGGCTCATGGGGACGGACGGGAACATCGTCCGACTTTTCCAGAACTGCTGCCGGGATGATTCCGCCGCGCGGAAATGCGACGACGATATTGGGTTTCTTCGACATGGGTGAACCTCGTGCATGCACACCAGCCCGCTTCAGTTGACGCGTGCCGGTGTGCATGGTGCTGGTTAGAGGGTGATCTTGCGCAGAGCGCCAGGCTTCGTGCAAAGCGAAATCGGATTCGACTGCACTTCGATATCGACACCTTTGTCGTTGCGCATTGGGATCTGTTTCATGTAGCGCGGCAGACCCTTGGTATTGACCGTCTCCATGTAATCAGCCGGAGCAAAACGAGTGATAAAGAGGCCCGGCGCACCGATCGGAGTGACACGGCCCTCGTCATGGTCGATGTACGCTGCCTTATTATTGGCTGTCGCACGCGAACCGGTTTTGTAGCGTTCGAAAACGAACTTGCCGATTGTGAACTTATCAGGGATGGCTTCGCGAAGCTGGCCCGCGCCATTGGTGGCGAGGAAAGTTTCTCGAACGCGCTTATGCCCCCAAAGCTTTAGATGGAGATTTCGGCCGGTCCAAACATGGAAATGGTCATAGAAGCCGTCAAGGTCATCTTCGATGGACCAGGCAACCTCTTTTTCCAAAATCTCATCGACCTTGGCGGCGTCATTGCTCAGATCAAGCGACACTGGAGCCGGGATGGCAATGCCGAACCGGTTGTAAAGGTCGTGCAGTACGCGTCCCGATTTCGACGTTACGATACCCTTGATCGCACCAACACGCTGATGTTCAAGTGTCATGTCGAGATCGAGCAAGTGTCTGTCGACCTTACTCATGACTCGATCAGTCACCTGTTCGACTTCGTTTTCAGTACCGAACGCGCGGACATTCTGAACTTCGTCCGCTTTAACAGAGTCATTCCGCTCGTAGTGGTCCACATTAAAAGGGATCAAATTGCGGTCTTCGCCCGTAGCAGTTTCACCGGGGCCGCCGCGTTCGGTCGGCTCAACAAGACTGAGCGAGCCGTCACGCTCCTCGACAGATACGACGGTCGTGGTGACACCATCTTCCTCGAACATTCCCGAAGCGCCGATCTGGCCGGGGCGATAGGGCTGATTGTTGACGGCTGCAGTCAGCGTCTGCACCGAAAACGCGTCGTCGTTGAAAATATCAAGTCCTGGCATGTGGGGATCTCCTTAGCGGGCCTTGATATGAACGGCGCGCAACTGTTCGAGTTTTGCCGCCTGTTTGGCGGCGTCGTTGACGGAAGCGTCGAACACCAGCAGCGAAGTTTTCACCTCGGCGTGTACATTGATGATGACGGCTTCTTCATCGTTGTCGCTGGCGTCAACGGCATAACAAAGGATAGCCTTTGCTGTTTCCGCCCCTTCCTTCCCAGCAACTTCGGCTGCGGGAGAGGGGACGAAGCTGCCCTTCGTGGCAGTCAGCTCACCGAGAACGGTGCCGGGCTTCAGCTTCCCAGTGCCAGCCGGGATTTTCGCGACATCGCGCGAGATATGACCGTCGCCTTCATGCAGGATGAATTCGAGCGGGCGCGGACCCATAACCTTGTTTTCCATGGGTGGATTCTCCTACTTGGCCGCTTGACGGCGGGAGGCGTAAATCTCGCCGGTGTTGATCTTGGCAGTCGGCGTTGCCGGCTTGCGAGGAGGTTGCGGTTGGGACTGGCCCGAAGCCAGCATGCGACGCTGCTCATATCCCTCAGCCGGATCAGATTCAGGCTGGCTTCCGGCATCTGCCTTTGGAGCCAGCGTCATTGCCGCGATGGCATCTTCTGCTGATATGGTGGTGTCGTAGGCAAAATGGCCTGCAAGCTGTTCACGTCCCGATGCTTCGGGGCTGGTCATGATCGCCTTGATCCGCTCCTTGGTTGCCTTTTCGGCATTGGCGGTTGCAGTGGCGATATCAGCGGGTGCTGGGCCCGCCTGTGGCTTTTCAGTCATATCGTCTTCCTCTTGACTGGTTGGCGCGCCGGCGGGTGCAGACGCTGTCATCTCACGGTCGAGAGACCATGAATTCGTCTTAGCCATTCGCTTCAGGCGGGCTGGAGCGTTTGCATAAATTCGGTAATCAAAAGCGGAATACGCGACAGCTTTGAGCTTCTCTGTCTCTGTCGCAAAGCCTCGGGCGACGGCTTCGTCGCCGGTAAGCCAGATTTCCTTACGCATATCAGCCCGGATGACGTTGGGATCGTCGCCGG